TTTGAGCGCTTAGTTTAGCCACTGCGCTTCCCTGCGAAGGCTCAAACATTGCCGTAGCTACGTCTATTGGAAGTTGTAGGAACTGAACTAAGAATACAATAGCTTGCTCCTTAGTTAATGCTCCTGTTTGCACAGCCGCTACAATCTCAAGTGCGCTTGCTATCTGAGCACCATTGTAAGTTACATCACTTACTGATGCTCCTGCTGGTGCTACCGGTGCAGCTACGTTAGTGTCAGTTGTTGCATTATCTGCAACAGTTGTAGGTGCTATTTGTGGCGCTGCCTCAGCTGCATCAGCGAATATATCATTAGACTCAATGTATAAATCAGCAACAATGCCCATGCCTTTAAATATCTCTTCAAGTGAATCAGTTATAATCTTTTGATATGGCTCAATGATGTTTCTATTGAAGATGCGATAAGCGCTCTTCATTTCATCTGCATTGCTTCCTAATCCACCTGCATCACGAATACCAAATAACAAAGGTGAAGTTACGCGGTGAGCTGCTAAGATGTTCTCTCTTGACTGCACGCTAAGCTCTTGCCATTGCTTATCAGCATCAGTCATAGGCACTAAATCTAAACGCGGTGCTCTATCAGCTGATTCGTTGAAAGTGAATACTACCTTACCTGCTTTCTTAGCACCCATCATTGTCTCCCAATTTCTGCGGATAGCCATCTGCTCTTCGGGATCAGGAATACCATTGTTCATGTGAAGGAAGTAGCTCGGTGCCATTCCATTCGTTAAGAATGCTCTGTAAAATTCGCTAATGTCGCGAGTAATTTCAATGTAGTTAATAGCACTGTAATAATCAGGCTTCGGATAGTAAGCGCTGCCTGGTGTCATTACTCCAATAAACAACACTTGCGAAGGCTCATCTGCTTTCGTTGTTGGATTGTACATCGGGATAAACGTAGGAATGTTTTTCTTCTTGCGAGTGTCGCTCCAATCTTTAGAGTAATAAATGCCCGGTATAATATCCTCATCATTAGCCACAGCTAAGCGGCAGTTTTCGTAAGGTAAGTGGTTAATCTTAGCAATGGTGCTTCTATCTACGCTCCAAATTACCTCTAAGTAATAACCTCCCTGCATCTTTGCATCCAATGCTATTGGCCTGCGGATAGTATTTAATTTAAGTCTATCTATCTCACGTTGTGCAGCAGGATTATTACTCTTAATTTCTTTACCTGCTATCATAAATGAAATGCTCATAGTTAGAGCAGAGTGCACAGGTGAAGCATAGTATAAATCAATGAGATAATTGCTAAACAAGTTAGCCTCGCCAAGCGTTACCCATCCTTTAGGTGTTTCTTTCTCGGTAGCTTCTTGCGGCATTGCTGCTCCAAGATTCACTAACATTGGTACTGATGGCTGTGAGTGATTATCCATTGTATGTGATGTCGTTATCTATTGTTAAATTCGGCTCAGTGTAGCGAGGAGTAGTTACATCTTCTACTATCAAATATCCTTTCTCTATTACTCCCTCTACTGCCGCGTTTGTAGGATCTAAGTTAGTGCTGCTATTTTGCCCATAAACTACGTACGAGAATCTCGCTGGGTAGTTAATTAGTAGGCTTGCAGCAGTTGGTGTGTTGGCATTTGTGCCGATTCGAATGGTAGTATATCTATCATTCTCAGCTATCTTGGTAGGGATAGCGTAAAGCTTCTGAAGTGTCTGCTCGTTGGTTAGTTCAAGCAGATAATGAGTGTATGTATTAGCAAGCAAAAGCTCCCCTTCCTTTAGTGTAAGGTAGAGGAGCTGTGCTGCTGTATTTTTAAGTAAATAAATCATGCTTTAAAGATAGCACAATTTAGTTTACAATGTACCTGCTACTACAGTAACAGTAGAGAAGTCTTCAAATGGAGTATCTCCAGCATCTTGGTCAAGCAAATAAGCTTTATCTTTCTCCTCTCCTGTGAACGTAACGGTATATCCTACAAGGTCACCCTTGGTAGTACCGGTAGTAGTAGTGAATGCAGTAACCTCAACACCATCTTTGTAGCCACACATCCAAATGTTATTGTTATTGTCCTGAACGAATAATACGTTACGGCCCTTAGCAATGTTTTGAAGTTGTAATGCACGTGCAGCGCTCATTCCATGGAATGAACATACGATAGTTTGAGTGTAGAATACTGTGCCATTCTCAATAGAAATAGCAGCCTCTTCAGTAAATGATCCGGTGTGCTTAGGCAATTCGAATTCATACACTGAACCTGTAGGCAATGCAGTAACTAAGTTAGATGTGCCATCAATAGTAGCGTCATTTGCAAAAGTTGCGTATGCGCCAAGATAGATAGCTTTAATTCCACCAATTGCTTCTTTGCAATTAATTTGGAATCCAGCGGTAGTTAGACAGCTCATGTGTTTTTTATTATTTAATTAGTTAAATATTCTTTGCAAAGAATGGGCGGCTCATAGCCAACCCACTCTTTTAACAAAGGAGTATTATTATGGATTCATGAATCCTAAGATAGCCTCAGCAGGAATAGCTACTTGTGTTCCAGCGCGGAACTTCATAACCATTCTCACGTTATCTGATCCATCAGTTACAGACATATCTACAACCTTAACTTCGTTGAAGTCAGATACTAAGTCAGTTCCGAAGAATAGGTTATCAGCCTTAGCGAACAATGCTACGTTGTCCGGGATACCTGGGCAAACATAGATTTCGTAACCATCAAACATCAATGGGTAGTTAGAAGCAGCGTTGAACTGTTGTAAATATCCCAAAGCTGATAAAGCTTGGCGGTAGAACTGAGCAGTCTTACGGTTAATGTAAAGCTTTACAGAAGCATCTCCAACCAATGTAGCTGGCAATGCGTTAGCCAAAGTAGTCAATGAAGATACGATGTTAGCAGCAGTGAATGCGTTAGCGAAGTCAACATCAGGAGTACCACTCTTAGCAGTATCCAACACTTTCAAAATTCCGTTGAAAGCAGTAAAAGATGAAGATTCGAAGTTACCTTGCCATAGAGTGTACTCAATGTTCTCAGCTACTTTACCACTCAAGTGAGCGATAACGAAATCTGCGAAGTTAGCAGGAAGAGTATCGTTAGCAAATCCACGACCTGTTTGAGCCGCTTCCCAATCTTTTGCAAACTGATTCTTACAAACTTCCAAATTCACTTTAAGGTCAGTAACTGTAAGAACGCGCTCTGCCAAAGTTAATGTAGAGTCAGCGTTGTCGAAGTCACAACCCCATGCTTTTACGATTCCTGTAGAAGCTAACGTCTTAAGCACCATCTTGTGCTTTACATTCTCTTTAACAGTTACGTAGTTGTTAGCAATAGTGTCTCCTGACAATACTGCCGCGCTAATGTATGGCAGAGCTAACTCGCCAGCATAGCTTGAAGAAATGGATAAATTAGATGCCATTTTTTTTGTTTGTTTTTATGTTTGTGTTTATTTGAATTTGCTTAAAATTGTGAATGCTCTTTGTTGAGATGTCATGCGTGACATGTCTACATTTTGAGCTGGTGCTGTTTGACGAGCTTGCTTAACAGTTGTAGCTGCAGGAGCTTGTGAAAGCTCAACAATTTTCTTTTCAGCAGCGCTAAGCTTAGCCTCGAATTCAGCAATGATGTTGTTAAGTAGTCCTTCTACTTGTTCTTTTGAATAAGTCTCAGCAACCTCTTGTTCAACCGTAATCTCTACCTCAGGCTTCTCTTCTTCTACCTCTTCAATAGATGCGATTACTCCACTTGCTACAACGATTTTCTTACCGTTATCCAAAGTGTATTCGCCATCTGCTAAAGGTGAAGGATTGCCGTCTGCATCCATTACGAATATCTCTACTCCCTCACCCCATTCGGCAGCAGGTGAATAGATCATAGTGCCATCAGCTAAAGCACCCTCTGCCATCATCTCAACCTTTGCAGGCTCAGCAGCAGGAGTCTCTTCTACTGACAATTTCACCCCATGCTTACTAAGCGCTGGAGCGAACTTTTCTAAAATTTCAGAAATCATGTTCATGTGTTATAATTATTAGTGGAAAAAATTACAAATTCGTTTCAAGTGCCTGAGCCAATTCAGCCAATAGCTTCTCTAAGTCTTTCTCTTCTACGTTCTTCTCAGTTAGTGGGGTAAACCATCCCTCAATAGAAAAGCCTTTAACCTCGCCATTCTTTACAGCCTGCCATGTAGCATCATCATCTACCTTAACCCCTATCATCCACGTACCATCAGGAAGTTCAAAGCCGTAGTTATCTCCCTTATCTGCACCGAACTTAATCCATGACTCTACTACTGTAAGATTATTCACAGGCATTTCATGCTGGATAGTATGGTTATGGTGCATGTTTCTCTTTAAGAATTCCTGAGCAGTTTGCTCAATGGTCTCTTTAGAGTAAGTGATAAAGTACTTCTCACCATTACCATCATATCTAACTATAGGCTGATTAGGGATCAATGCAGGGCCATACAGCATGCGCTTCTCTCCATCTTCTACACGTGCTAACATTAGATTCTGTTTACTAAGCGCCACGAAGTCTACCATTATGGCAGGCTCGCTTACCAAACTTACTGCATACACCCCCATGTTAGAATCATCTTCGCCTAAGCCGTATTCAATTAATTTCAATTTATCATTCATAGGTTTCATTTATTTCAAAAAGTATAGCTTCAATTACTTCGTCTATTATAGCCTCTGTATCTTGCAGCTCAGTCTTATCAATTTCAGATAGTGCATTTCGAACTCCTCTCTCTATGCACTTTTTTAGTAGTGGAAAGTTTGCCATATTTATTATAGATATGATTGGTCTATTATCTTTTGACGTGCTTCTAATGCGTTAGCTACATTGCCTGCAAGCACATAAGTCTCAGTGGTGCCAGGTGCGTTGTTCATCATATTAGCTCCGCTAAAGTCAATGGCCGGAGCATTGCCCATTCCTGACGGAGCAGTTAGGTTGCCTCCATTAGGCGAAGGCACGCTGCCATTAAATTGAGTTTGATTAATCTTAACTATGTTGGCTATGCCTGCTGCTGCTAATGCTGCTG